GTCGGCCCCGTTGGCGTGCTCAACCGCGCCGGATACATCACGCCCGAGGTCGTTGACGGCTCTCGTTCAGCTGCCCGGTGGGCAATGCGCGACGGCGTCCCGATGATTGACGTATCCACCTCAGAGATTTACGGCGGCGGAGACCAGGGCCTTTGCGCTGAATCCATGCCTCGGATGGTGGAGGCTGGCGCGTGGGCGAGGCTGGAGTACCAGACCGCCAAGCTCGCCGCTGAGGTGATGCTCCAAAACACCGCCGACCTAGACGTGCGGATCATTCGCCCGTTCAACGTCGCAGGTCCCCGCCAATCGCCCGCCGGCGGCTTCGTCCTGCCTCGCATGGTGCAGCAGGCCCTCACCGGAAAGCCGATTACCGTCTACACGCCGGGCACGCAGCGCCGCGCGTTGACGCACGTCCTTGACATCGTGGACGGCATTTGGCTGGCTTGGCGTAAGGGTGAGGCGAATCGGGATTACAACCTCGGCAACCCTGGAAACACCTGCTCCATGATGTCGCTGGCCCACGAGGTCGCCGACTATGTCGGCGGAGCCGACGTCACGGTGGTTGACCCGGTCGGCCTGCACGGTGAGCAGTTCAAGGAAGCCGCAGAGAAGTTCCCTGACGCGACGCGAGCCATGACCGAGCTCGGCTGGCACCCGACCCGGTCCCGCCAGCAGATCATCGCTGACACGGTGGAATGGTCCCGATGATCCCGGTCCTCGGGGTGCCGATTCTCAACCGCGCCGACCTGGCCGAGCAGATGCTTGAGTCGGTGGACGTCGACACGGCGGAAACGTTGGTGATCCTCAACGGCGACCCTGACGGCACACGGGCGATGCTGAGGGGCCGCCTGGTCACCTACATTGACCCGGGCTTCAACCTCGGAGTCGCGGCCTCATGGAATTTCATTATCCGCGCCCGGCCTGCCGCCCCGTGGTGGCTCATTGTGAACGCCGACATCGAGTTTGCCTCTGGCGACCTTGACCATCTGTGTGAGGCGATGGAGGTGACCGAGCCTCGGCTGGCGTGCCTGTACGAGTTCGGGGCGTTCGGCATCAACCAGGCCGCGGTCGACAAGGTCGGCTGGTTTGACGAGAACTTCCACCCGATCTACTTTGAGGACAACGACTACCGCCGCCGCTGCCTGCTCGCTGGCGTGCCGGTCATCAACCTCCTTAGCCGCACCCGGCACGAGAATTCGGCGACGATTGCCAGCGGCTACGCGCGACACAATCAGCGCACATTTCCCAGGAACCAGGCCTACTACATGCACAAATGGGGCGGGCCTCCTGGCTACGAGACCGTGAATGCCCCTGTAACGCCCGTGCTGGACCGCAGACGGCTTGTCGACAACGCCTGGACATAGGAGAACCCCGTGGCAATTGCTAACGGCTACGCGACTTTGGCGCAGATCAAGAGTGCGCTGCGCATCGCCTCCGGCGACGCCACCGACGACGCCCTGCTCGAAATGGCCGTCGAGTCGGCCTCCCGGCTCATTGACGCCTATTGCGGACGCAATTTCATCCTGGCTGGCACGGCCACCCGCTACTACAACACCGAGAGCCCCTACGTCGTCCAGATCGACGACGCCCGCTCCATCACCGCCGTGGAGACCTCCACCGGCCTAGATGGCGTCTACGACACGGCCTGGACTATCGGCACCGCTGGCGGCGAAGGCGACGCGCAGCCTGAGCCGATCAACGACTACCTCGGTGGCGTCGTCTGGCCCTACACCCGCATTCGGGCCATCGGTGACTACAGCTTCCCGACCGGGCCGGAAAACTCGATCAAGGTGACCGCCGTCTTCGGCTGGCCCAACATCCCGGTCACCGTGACGCAGGCGACGATCTTGCAGTCCTCCAGAATCTTTACCCGACTTCAGTCCCCGCTGGGCGTCGCCGGCTTCGGAGACATGGGAATTATGCGCGTCAGCCGCGGCCTAGACCCCGACGTCGTGCAGCTCGTCGAGGGCTACCGCCGCGTGAACGGTGTCGCATGACAGCGCTCACCGACCTGCGCACCGGACTGGCTAACCGCCTCGCCACCATCAGCGGACTGCGCTCCTCGTCATACATCCCCGACAACCCGCAGCCCCCGGTCGCCATCGTCATGCCAGGCCGCATCACCTACGACACGGCATTTGGCCGCGGGTCCGACGAATACGAGTTCACCATCACGCTCGTTGTTGGCCGCGTAGCCGACCGGGCCTCTCAGACCAACCTCGACGCCTACTGCGCCTCTAGCGGTAGCGCGTCGGTGAAGGCGGCAATCGAAGGCGACCGCTCCCTCGGGGGCAAAGCCCTGGATTGCCGAGTAACCGCAATGACCAGCCAAGGCTCTCTCGCCATTGGGGACGTCACCTACCACACGGCCGAATTCTCGGTCACCGTCATCGCCGCTGGCTAAGGAGAAACATCGTGGCAAAGTTTGTCGGCAAGAACATCAGGGTGAAGGTCGGGACCGCAGATCTCACCACATACGTCGCCTCAGTTGAGGTCACCGAAACGGTTGACGAGATTGAGACCACCGCGTTCAACCAGAACGCCCGCAGCCGCGTGGCCGGGCTGAAGGACGCTTCGGTCACCATCTCGTTCCACCAGGACTACGATTCCGGCAAGGTCGCTGACACGCTCGGCAGCGTGTTCGGAGGAACCGCGAACGTGGTCGTCCTCGCGGGCACCGCGTTGGCGCAGGGCACCGCGACTGCGGCTGCGCCCATGTTCACCATTCCCGTGCTCTGCTCGCAGCAGACCCCGGTCAACGGCCAGGTCGGCGACCTCACCACGTTCGACGTGACCTGGCCCGCCGTCGGCGAGATCACCAAGTCCACCTCGGGCACCTTCTCGGCCGCCTAAACCTAGGAGTCACCTTGCGCATCAACTTTCAGATCACCTACGCCGACGGCACGGCGGCCGAGGCTACGGCCTCGGTCGCCGACCAGGTGGCCTTCGAGCTTCAGCACGACCGGTCCATCGCTCGCCTCGGCGACGACTTCCGACTCACCGACGCCTGCTGGCTAGCCTGGCACGCACTCAAACGCACCAGTAAAACCAGCGCCGGCTTTGAGGCGTGGCTGGAAGGCGTTGACGAGCTTGAGGTCGGGGAGTCCAAAATCGCCCCTTTGGGGGATACGACAACGCCCATTGGCTGATCGTTCATTTGGCTTACGAGTTCGGCATTGCACCATCACAAGTGCTGGCCGAGACAGACCGAATGATTTTCACCATGACGCGTTACCTGTCCTATCGGGCAAAGCAGATGGGCGGGAACTAGCAGGAGGCGAGTCGTGGCAACTGCTCAGGTGCAGATTTTCGGGCTTGACAAGTTGATGCGGGACTTGCGGGGCCTAGACAAGGAAGCCAACGACGAGCTGCGCACGGCGAGCAAAGAGATCGCCACTCGACTGATGGTCCCGGCGTACCAGGACGCGGCAGACCAAGCCGGCCCTTGGGGCGCGGAAATTGCGGGCAGCATCAAGGCGGCCCGTGACCGCATCCCGTCGGTGTCTATCGGATCTAGGGCTCGGCGTTTCAGCGGAGGAGCGTCGCCCACGACGGTGCGCTTCCCGTCAAACTCCGGCTACCAGGGCCGCTCCGGTGCCCGCGGCACGATGCCCCGCGCATTCGGGGCGGGCTTCGGCTGGATGAAAAAGATGGGCGCCTACAAAGGCGATGCGCTTGGCGAGTGGTTGCGCGCAGTTGACCGAGTCAAAAGAAAGTTTGAGGCAGGCTAATGGCGACAGCAGGCAGAACCCTCAAGGTCGCGCTCGTCGCCAATACCAAGAACTTCCGCCAGGGCATGATGTCGGCGGTCCGCGACGCCAAGGGCTTCCAGGGCAAGATGAGCGCGGTCGCCACAAGCCTGCGCGGAACGCTCGGCCCAGCGCTGCTGGCGGCCGCTGCCGCCGCTGGGGCGCTCGCCGTCAAGCTCGGCGTCGACGGCGTCAAGGCGGCCATCGCCGACCAGAAGACCGTCGCCGTCCTAGCCAAGACGCTGGAAAACCTAGGGCAAGCGCATCGCCAAACCGGCGTCGAGGACTTCATCGCCAACATGGAGTCCGCGACCGGCGTCGCTGATGAGCAACTGCGCCCAGCGCTAGGTCTGCTGCTGCAAGCGACAGGCGACGTTGACGAAGCCCAGCACCGGCTGGCTCAGGCGATGGATCTGTCCATCGGCACAGGCAACAGCCTAGACGGCGTAGTGCGGGCTCTTGCCCGGTCACTAGCGACAGGCAGTTCAGGCACGCTTTCACGCTACGGCGTGATGATCGACAAGAACACGATTGCCACCGAAGGCTTCGGTGCCGCTCTTGACCAAGCCGCGGCGAAGTTCGACGGCTTGGCTAACCGCGAAGCAAAAACCCTTGAGGGCCGGCTGCGCATCTTGCAGACGGAGCTTGGCAACGTGCAAGAGGCGTTCGGCTACGGCATCGTCAACGCACTCG